CTCCAGGGATGTTGTTAAGCATTATTCGCCCTTAATTGACTAGCTTGGAGTTTGTCAGGTGCTCATACAGGTACTGCACTCGGTTCACCGATGGGTTCTTGTAAGCTCCCCTGGAGAACTGACGCAGCCAATAATATGGGACGGACGTTTCGGCATAGAGTGCCAGCAAGTCCTTCCCCTGTATCAGCCGAACGGTCTCCAGCATGAGACTCTGCGGCTGATCATAGGTACCTCGCTTCTTGGACATACATTCCCCTTTAGATTGCTAAAGGAAATTATACTATAGGATGGACCTTATAAGGCAAGCTTTATAAAAGGAACGTTATTAGTGTGGCGCCTCAATCTGGGCCTATATATAATGGGGTCACCTACCAACAGGAGATGTCAATGAACGCCGAACAAATGCAGCTCTTATCAGACTGGAACGCAGCGGTAGTCCAGATCAACGCGGTGAAATATCTCTTCGACCGGGAAAAAGAAGCCCGTGCGAGGGTGATGGCCAGCTTCTTCCCTACTCCTAAAGAAGGTGTCAATACCGCCCCACTGGAAGACGGGTGGGTGCTGAAAGGCACCTACAAGTTGGACCGGAAGGTGGATGAAGCTGCTCTCCCTGCCGCCAGAGAGCAGCTTGCGCTGATGAATATCAATGCAGATTCCCTGATCAACATGAAGCCCAGCCTTAACACCCAGGCGTACCGCTCGCTGGTGACAATCAACCCAGAAGCTGCCAAGGTTTTCGAGGAGGCTTTGATCATCAAACCGGCTTCCCCGACGGTCGAACTTATCCCTCCGAAGGAGAAGGCATGAGCCCTTGTGAATGGTTCGCTGTCGGCTGCGCGGTAGCGGCCCCATTGAGTGTCATTGGGATTGCTATCTGTTCGCGGGCGAATGGCCCTGATAGCAAGGAGCCTGATCACCCGCCAGTCCAAGAGGTGGAGAAAGTTGGTATCCCCGCCTTCTGGAAGAAGTTTTCGGAGGAATGACCATGGGACTCCTAGACCAAGTAAGTCACTCGCAGCACCGGGTCGGTATCCGGGCCGTGATCTCCGGGGTCGAGAAGGTCGGGAAAACTACCCTGGCCTGTTCGGCCCCCCGGGTGCTGCTGGTTCCATTGGAACAGGGCTTCTCCGGAGTGTCCGTGATGAAGACCCCCATGCTGGACACCTACGCCAACGTCATCGCCCTACTGGACGAGGTCATAGCTACTAACCCGGACTACCAGCCCTATAACACGCTGGTGTTCGACTCGGCCACGGCGCTAGAGCGCTTGATTCACGACGCCGTCCTCCGAACCGATCCTACTTACGCCAAGGGCAACAAGAAGGCGCTGACCATGGAATCCGCCCTGGGCGGATATGGTAAAGCCTACCAATATGCCAACGAGCTGTTTGCAGCCTTCTTGCAGCGGTGCGATTGGCTGGCCACTAACGCAGCCGTCAACATAGTCTTGACGTGCCACGTGTTTGCGGCCAAGGTCATAGACCCCGCCTTTGGTGAGTATGACACCTGGGATCTGCTCCTGCATTCCCCTAAGAACCAGAAAGCCTACGGTAAGCGCGAGATGCTCACCCAGTGGGCAGACTTGGTAGGGTTTCTGCACGAGCCCTTATTCGTCTCTGAAAGCGAGAAGTCTTCCCTGAAGAAAGGGATCTCGGCCAACCAAGGGAGGATCCTCGCTGTGAACAGGACTCCCGGTTACGTGGCTGGGAATCGGTACGGGGTGGTCAACGACATCCCAATTCCTAGATCAGGGGGGTGGAATTATCTCGCACAAGAGATATATAATTCATGTAAAGCAGACTTTTTCAACCGGGATTAAATCCCACAGCAAGGAGTAATAAATGTCCCTACTCAACTTTGATGCCTCGACGGTTGCCCCGGCAGCACCGAATGACCCGCTCCCGTCCGGGTGGTACACCTGCTACATGTCCGCTTCGGAGACGAAGCCGACCTCCTCTCCGGGTGGTTTTTACCTGGAAGCTGAATACACCGTCATCGCACCCCCGGAGTTCGCCAAGCGCAAACTCTTCGACCGGATCAACTTGCAGAATGCAAACCCGGTCGCTGTGGAGATCGGGTACCGCCAGCTGTCCGCCATCTGCCATGCGGTCGGTGTCATCCAGGTCCAGGACAGCTCGCAACTCCACAACCGCCCGTTGATGGTGAAAGCCTCCCTTCGCCCTGCGCAGACTGCCGCCGAGAGTGCCGATGGCAAGCCTCATGATGCCTCGAATGATGTCAAGGGGTACAAGGCTGTCGACGGTAGCGCTGCGATGGGACAACCCGCTCCTGCGCCTGCCATGGCACCTCCTGCCCAGTGGGCTCCTCAAGCGCCGATGCAGCAAGCACCGTCGCCGACTCCTCCCCCGCAGTGGACTCCGCCCCCCGTCCAGCAGGCTCCCCAGCAAGCCCCTCAACCGCCGATGGGACAGCAGCCTCCGGCGATGCCCTGGGCTAACCAGGCGGCTCAGGTACCTCAAGCTCCGGCACAAGCCCCTCAGCAACCGGCTCCGGCTTCCCCGCCCTGGGCTCCGCCTGCGGCCGCTGGTGCCACCATGGGCCAACCCGGTGCAGCTGTCCCGCCCTGGGCGAAGTAACCCTGACCCCGCCTTCGAAAGAGGGCGGTTAGTGGTGGCGCGGCGGTCGGCTCGATACCGACGTGAGCACGGAAAGCACAGAGCCTCGTGCCGCCACCACTAACCGAAAAGGATACCGGAAGTGCCTATAGCCACCAAAACTCTCGAGGCAATTGAAGAAGCCCTCAAGAAAGATCAAGGCGCCGCCTACCGTGGGTTGCTAAAAGAGCTCCTCCCACTGTCCGACGATGCCTACAGCACCATCCAAGATGATTGGCGCGACCACCTAGGTGCCTCCATCATCGGGCGTGAGTGCTCAAGGGAGGTCTGGTACAGCTTTAGGTGGACCACCTTACGCCGTTTTGATGGAAGAATGCTCCGACTGTTCAACCGCGGGCACCTGGAAGAACCCAGGATGATCGCCCTCCTAAGGATGATTGGGTGCTCTGTCTGGCAACTCGATAGCAATGGCAAGCAGTTTCGCATCCATGGCCACAGGGGGCACTTCGGAGGTGGTACCGATGGGGTCGCCAAGGAGGTGCCGGACATCCCAGGTGAACCGGTGCTAACCGAGTACAAAACCCACAACGACAAGTCTTTTGCCAAGCTGGTAGCCGACGGGGTCATAAAAGCCAAGTGGGAGCACTTCGTCCAGACGCAGGTGTACATGGGCAAACTTGGGCTCCGCTATGCTCTCTATATGGCAACCAACAAGAATGATGACTCCCTATATGCGGAGATCATATCCTTCGACCAGTCGGTGTACGAGCGATACTTAGAACGGTCAAAGATGATCATCGAAAGCCAAGTCCCACCCCCGAAGATTAACAACAGCCCCGGGTGGTTCGGGTGCCGCTTCTGCGACCAGAAAGCTGTGTGCCACCAACATGCTCCAATGGCGCGAAATTGTCGCACATGCCAATTCTCCGAAGTTCGCGACGATGGCGCCTGGGCTTGCAACCACCTAGGAAAGATGCTCTCGAAGGAAGAGCAGCGCGCTGGGTGCCAGGGCTATACCATGAACCCGGTCTTCCACTCATGAAGCTCCGGGATTACCAGGTCGCCGCTGTAGCAAGTATCTTTGACTACTTCGAGAAAGGCGGACGCGGGAACCCAATCGTAGCCCTACCAACAGGTACCGGGAAATCTGTGGTAATTGGCGCCTTCATCCAACAGGCCTTGGAAAGGTACCCGGGGACACGGGTGATGAAGTTGACCCACGTCAAGGAGCTGATCCAGCAAAACCTGGAGAAGCTTCTTGCCATCTGGCCGACTGCCCCGGCAGGCGTATACTCCGCCGGGCTGGGTAGAAAGGATCTCGGCCACCCGATCCTATTCGGTGGGGTTGGAACTGTCGCAAGGGGGACTCCTGACCTCTTTGGCCGGGTGGATCTTCTCCTGATTGATGAGTGCCATCTGGTCTCCCCCAAGGAGAGCACCATGTACCAGGCGGTAATCCGCGGGCTCCGGGAGATCAACCCAGCCTTGAAGGTTATAGGGTTCACCGCCACGCACTACCGCCTTGGGCATGGGATGCTGACAGAACAGGGTGGACTCTTCACCGACGTCTGCTTTGATATGACAAGGCTTGATTCCTTCAACTGGCTCTTAGCTGAAGGGTACCTATCTAGGCTGGTCCCACGCCCGACGGCAACAACTATCGACCTGTCTGGGGTTCATATTCATGGCGGGGAGTACAAGAGCGATGAACTCCAATCCGCTGTAGACAAGGATGAGATCACCTATTCTGCTGTGCAGGAGATGATTGCCTATAGCCTCCACCGGAACCACTGGCTGATCTTCGCTTCCGGGATTGTCCATGCCATCCATATCTCTGCTATGTTGGATAGCCTTGGCATCCCGGCCACCCATGTCCATTCCAAGATGTCCGCCGAATCCAGGGATGCCAATATCCTTGGATTCAAGCAAGGGAAATACCGGGCCATGGTCAACAATGGGATACTGACCACAGGGTTCGACTTCCCGGAGATTGACTTGATTGGAATGCTCCGCCCAACCCAATCCCCGTCCCTATGGGTTCAGATGCTGGGGAGGGGGACGCGTCCGGTGTACGCTGGGAATTTTGATCTGTCCACTGCGGAGGGAAGGAACTCCGCTATAGCAGCCGGTCCGAAGCAGAATTGTCTTGTCCTGGACTTTGCCGGAAACACAAGGCGCCTTGGGCCAATCAATGACCCAGTCCTTCCAAGGAAGAAGGGGAAGGGAAATGGGGTAGCTCCTGTGAAGCTGTGCGAAGCATGCGGGACGTACAACCACGCTAGTGTTCGCTTCTGCGAGAATTGTGGAGCCGAGTTTCCCAAGGAAGTCAAGATCCTTCGGCACGCGGGATCGGACGCCTTAATCGCGGACTCAAGCGAAGAGCCAGTCACTGAGACCTTCAAGGTGGATAAGGTTATCTACAGCGAGCACCGGAAAGACGGGCGCCCTCCTACCATTCAGGTCAGCTATTTCTGCGGCCTGCGCATGTTTAAGGAATGGGTATGCCTAGAGCACGACGGGTATGCTGCTAAAAAGGCCCGGGATTGGTGGCGCGAACGCGCCCTGGATGAGCCACCCGAGACTACTGAAGATGCCCTCAAGGCTATGGATATCCTACGCACCCCAACCCATATCCGAGTTTGGCTGAAACCGAAGTATGACGAAATACTGTCCTATGACTATTCAGGGACCGCCTTTGGAGAACAACCATGAGCATGCCGCGCGACCAAAAAGAAGCCTGTATGACAGCTTGCCATAAGGAGATGATTGATGGCCAGATCTTTCGGAGCTGCCTGAACTGCGACCACTGGGGATCTGAGACCGACATGTGCGGGAAATTCGAGGTGAAGCCTCCAGCCGAAGTTATAGTGTTCTCCTGCCCTGAGTGGTTCCCAGACATTCCGTTTTGATATCGATTCGAATGTTTGATCGACTTTTCTGCGAAAAGAGTTGACCAGATCTTTTGAGACGCTATAATTGAGTCATGGATCAGGGAACAAGAGAAACCGGTCCAGCCCTCAACAGCCACTTAGGAGATTCAAATGACCACCACTCAAATCACCCCCGTCCCTGGCAACGACCTTCGCGCCCATTTCGCTAAGCAGTATCTCGACCTGACCGGCAACGCCCTGGACGACAGCCTCCCCCTGCATAAGGTGTTGGACCAATTTTACACGCTGGTCCATGGCATCAAGCCCGCCGAAGAGTTCCACCAGGTCACTGAGGAACAACACGCTGCCCACCGGGGTGAGGTCTCCAACAAGTCCACCATTGACCACCCCTGCAAGATGGTTTGGGTCATCGCTGACGAGATGATCGGCTCCAAGCGGAAAGATGTCCTCGCCGCCTGCGTCAAGGCCGGGGTTGCCTTTTACACCGCTCGCACCCAATATCAGCAGTGGCTGACCATCCGCAAAGAGATGGCGGAACGCGAAGCCAAGATGGCGAAGAACTAATGTTTCACGGCGACCTCGGGCCTCGGGGTCGCCACCCAGCTGACCCGACCGGGGAGCTGTTTGGTGACACCCACTGGCCACTACCAAATCCTCATGAAAGGGGTAAAAACATGAAGTACATGCTAATCGACACTACCGTCCTTGAAGAGACTAGGGTCATTGCCGTAGCCCTTTTGAGGCAGGTTGAACTTATGGGGCGGCTACAGCAAGCCGCTGGCCGAAAAGTCATCGCCCCACCGCTGGATGGGAGGGGCTTCTCCGCCCTGGACAGGCTCCCCCTCCAGTACCTCTACTGGAACACCACTCACCTCCCCCCTTCTGAGGACTACGGCGAGCTGGTTAAGCTCTGCCAAGAAGCCGTTGAAAAGATCCCGGTGGACCAAACTCCTTTGGTGGACCTCGAAAGAGAGGTAGCCCGGGTTTGTCCACAGGAGTCCACTTCTGCCACGACGACCAAAGCTCCGAAGGCCCCGAAGGATCCGAGCGCCCGTCCGAAGGGAATTAGCACCTGTGGACTTGTCTGGGAAATTGCTGACCGGCTCTATGAACTCTCCGGAAAGATCCCGGAGCGCAAAGAGGTCATCGAGGCCTGCGTCAAAGAAGAGATCAATCCGGCGACGGCATCTACCCAGTTCGGGAAGTGGAAAGCATCTAAATTGTCTACTACGGGATCTTGACCTTTGGCTAACTAGGCTATACCATAAGTCATGGATTCATTGTTGCGTCCATATCCACCCACTAACTGAAGGAGTTTATCATGGCCAAGAAGAAAGATACCCCCGCCCCTGCCGCTACTGACCCGGGCGCAACCACCGTCGCCGCTGCCCCCACCGAGACCGCCGCTGCCGCCCCCAAGGTCGAGAAGCCTGCCAAGGTCATCCAGAACGATGTGACCCGTCCCAAGGCTGGCACTCAGACCGGTGATGTCTGGGCCATTGCAGACGAGCTGTCCGCCGCCGCTGGTGCCCCCGCCACGCGCAAGTCGGTCCTCGAGGCTACGAAAGCCAAGGGCATCAACGATGCGACCGCCGCGACGCAGTATGGCCGGTGGTGCAAGTTCCATGGCCTCAACCTCAAGGCTCTCAATGCCGAAAAGGCGGCCGCCGCTGCCGCTGCCCCTGCTCAGTCCCCGGACGTAACCGTTCAGCCGGCTGCGTAATCAATCCCTTCTGGCTGTTGGGATAAGGGGTCGGATTCGTCCGGCCCCTTTTTTATGAAGATATGGATCTACCTCTCAACCATAATCAAGGTGATTGTGGTATAATAAGGTTACCTTTATAAGTGTGAGGTAATCATGAACCAACAGCCGCCCGAAAAACCCAATCATAAGACGCGTGATGGGTCTTTCCTGGAAGTCCATACAATCTTCAGAACTATTCAAGGTGAGGGTCCCTTTGCCGGTCAAAGGGCTGTCTTTATTCGGCTGGCGGGGTGTAACCTCCAGTGCCCGAGGTGCGACACAGACTACACCTCCATCCGTCAAGAAATTAGTGCGGAAGACATAGTCCATAAGGTTCGCCAGCTAGATTTTGGTGCTCCTGGAGGCCTTGTTGTAATCACGGGCGGTGAGCCATTCCGGCAGAACCTTCGCGAACTGATATGGGCGCTCCTGGATAACGGGTACCGCGTACAGATCGAAACTAATGGTACTTTGTACCAGGATGACCTCCCGTATCCATTCATCACCATTGTATGCAGCCCCAAGACCGGGTCGCTACACCGTAAGCTTCTCCCACATATAAAAGCCTACAAGTATGTGATCAGCGCCTTCAGCCGCCCGATCAATGCAGATCTCCCGGATGACGGGTTGCCTGGAAAAGCTCTGGAGCATACCGCAGCCCCGTACCTAGCAAGGCCTCACCCGGGATTTAGTGGGTCAGTTTATATCCAGCCAGAAGACGATAACAACCAGGATCTTAACAAGCTGCATCTAAGTGCAGCAATCTCTAGTGTCCTTTTTCATGGGCACACTCTCTGTCTTCAACTTCACAAAATCATTGGAATGGAGTAACCATGAAACCTTCAGAAAGAGCCCTTGTTATCCTGTCCGGTGGGCAGGATTCCACCACTGCCTTGTTCTGGGCAATCAACCGGTTCAAAGAGGTCCACGCTATAACCTTTGATTACGGACAGCGCCACCGACTCGAGATCCAGGCGGCGACTAAAGTGGCTGAGATGGCCGGGGTTGCCTCGCACCACTTGGTGGATATCCAAGGGATACTCCGCTCCAGCTCCCCGCTAGTCAGCAATACCGAACTGGAGGAGTACACCTCCTTCCACCAGATGGACAAGGAGATCGGCAACCGGGTTGAACTTACCTTTGTTCCGATGCGGAACACACTGTTCTTTACCGTAGCTGCCAACCGCGCGGTAGCCAGAAAGATCGAAAATCTGGTGACTGGTATATGCCAAGAGGACAACGCCAACTACCCAGACTGTACCGAAGGGTTCCGCGCCGCCTTTGAAGAGATGATGAATTTGTCCCTCGGGGTCGAGAAGCGCTTTCTCCTTCATGCCCCACTCATCAACTTTTCCAAAGCGGAAACCGTTCGACTTTCCTCGGTTCTCCCTGGATGCTGGGATGCCTTAGCCTACACCCACACGAGCTATGATGGGCTGTACCCGCCGACCGGGATGAATCATGCCAACGTCCTCCGGGCGCATGGCTTCGAAGAAGCTGGGCTACCCGATCCATTGGTTCTCCGGGCCTGGCGAGAAGGGCTGATGCCCCTCCCGTCCACCAAGAACTACACCTCTTACCAACCTGAGCAAGGAAAGTAACATGGCGATAACCAAGTACGCCTCATTCTCCAATGAGGAGCTCCTTAGCCAGCTAGATGCAAAACGGCAGCATAGCCAGATCATTGATGAGCTGTGCTCTAGGCTGGAGAAGGTCTCTTCGGGTACCCTCATAGTTGATGGTGCCAACAAAGCGGTCCGCTGCCCCGTCTGTGAAGCCGAACTTCTGGCGGACTACGATGGCCACCGGGATCGCTACGAACTCGAGGTTGCCCAGCAATGACAACTCAAGCCACCAGGTACCACGATATCTCCGTCGGCCACAGGGTTGCCGGTCATGAATCCAAATGCCGCCACCTCCACGGGCACAACTACCGCGTTCACTTCTCGGTTGAGGCACCGGAACTGGATTCGGTTGGGCGGGTCATGGACTTCTCGGTCATCAAAGAACGCCTCTGCATGTGGCTCGAGGATAACTGGGATCATAAGTTCTTAGCCTGGGATAATGACCCGCTTATGCGTAAGGTCTGTGGGATGGTCCATAAGTCTGTTACCACCGAGACGGAAGCCGACGCCTCTGATATGCTTATGGGAAGCATTGTTCTTGTCCCATTCAACCCGACGGCCGAAAACATGGCTGAATACCTTGTTGAAACGGTCGGGCCTACAATGCTCTTCGGAACCGGGGTAACACTGGTCTCTGTGGTTATCGAAGAGACCCGGAAATGCTCTTGCACCTACACAAAGAAAGGTTGACCATGCTTCTTTTTAGTCATAACGACGTGATGGCCCTGGCCGAATACACCGCCGAGGCAATCAAAAAACATAGCCATCTGCTCAAGGGAGATGGAATCCGAGCCTTCCCTATTCCCAGGGGAGGTGTCCCGGCCGCCTACGCCGTCAAGCTTTTCCTCCCTGAGATGGAGATTGTTGGCAAGGCTGAACACGCAAATTTGTTCATCGATGACGTCATTGACTCCGGAACCACGATGGCGGATTGGTGCGACGTGTACCCCGAGAAGCCCTTCTTTACCTTGGTGGACAAAAAGGCAGATGACTCCCCTTTCGCGAAAGAATGGGTCCTCTTCCCCTGGGAAAAAGAAAACGAATCCCAGGAAGATGATTCGGTTGTTGGAACAATCACCGCCCGGATACGACGGGCAGGGGCTCCGTTCCTGGCCAATGATAACATTCACAAGTACATCGCTTCTGATGAGGAATTCACCTACCTCCTTCGCGAGACGGAGAAGCGCGCCGCTCATTTCCTCCGCGGCCTGATCATCGACGTGGACAATGACCACAATATGCGTGGTACGGCCCATCGGATTGCCAAGATGTATTTGAAGGAGGTCTTCAAAGGGCGGTACGTAGCTGCTCCGCAGGTGACAGACTTCCCGAACGCCAAGAACCTGGATGAGATGTACATGACAGGGCCTATCACTATCCGGTCGGCATGCAGCCACCACCTTGCGCCGATCATCGGGAAATGCTGGATTGGCATCATCCCGGGTGAGCGCGTGATCGGCCTATCCAAGTTCAACCGGATTGTGGAGTGGTTAGCAACCCGACCGCAGATCCAAGAAGAGCTGGTTGTCCAGATCGCGGACTTCATCGAGCAGCAAGTCGCTCCGAAGGGCTTGGCAGTGGTGGTGGAGGCTACCCATCAGTGCATGACTTGGCGCGGGGTCAAGGAATCCATGGATGCCAAGATGACCACCAACGTCATGCGCGGCGCCTTCCGTGACCGCCCCGAGGCTCGTGCTGAATTCATGGCGCTTGTAACAAAAAGGAGTTGATTGTTTCCGGTGAGTGGTTATAATTAATCCATACCCACCCACCGGAGATCGAAATGAAAAAGTTCCTTGAAGCATACCAAGATTTCAAAGATGAAGGCCTTTTATTTGGCTACTCTAATAACTTCTTGATCTTCTTGAAAAACTATTTCATCGATGGGATCTACAAGTGAACCTTCAAGAAGATTTCACCTTCGCAAAAGAATCCGGGGAATTTTCCCGGATTGCCCCTCTCCTTCGGTATGTCGCTGCTTTGAACCCAGATGCAACTAAGAAGGAGTTCGTGTCCGAAGCTGTCAAGGTTGGGTACCACCCA